ATGAACGATGTAGAATTTGTAAATAATATAATTTTAGAAGTATTAAAAAATAATTTAGATCAGTATAAAGTTAATTTGAGTAATTTGAATAATAAACAAGATGAATTACCTGAAGGGGAATGGAAAAATGGAGTATCTCTTTATAATAAGTTAGATGTAAAAGACAAAGATAAATTTATATCTTTTTTAAAATTGTCAATTACAGATACCGTTTCTAATTTATTAGGTATTATTGACGGTGTTAGTTATCTGAAAGGACAAGAGGAAAATTTCCAATTTTTATATAAAGGAAAAAAACTTAATGGAAATCTACAGGATATATTTTTAGAGGAAATAGAAAATGAAAGTTAATAATTAAATTATAACATTGGAACTTCAACTCAATTGGAAATAAGTATAAAAAATGAATTGTTCAATTAAAGAAATTTAAAAATAATAATTCAGAAAGTTGCCCAATGAAATGATACTGATATACCGCTCCGGCAACAGGGACAGTATGAGAATCTTGAAACGGGGGGATTAAAATCGCACCCGTTATTATAATCATGAAACCAGCTTATATATTAGCCAAGCCCCGATAAAATAAGCAGGTAATAAACCGAATTTTTATGCGTGTACGTTTGGTTCTAATTCGGAAGTTGACCCGTTTGGGTTGATGGCAGGAGGAGATAGACTATTTGGCTCTTATTTTTGGAATACGGTCAAAGATTTTATTAGACCTACTAAGAAGAGTTTTTGATAATTCTTTATTTAAAGAATTAATATTTAATATCAATAGATTAATTGAATATTATCGTTTGAATATAAAATCAATCAATAAAGATATTTTAAAATCTATTCTATGGATTATGGAGTCTATATTTAAGGTTGTTATTTATCATTTTGATCCGTTTGATTTATCTAAAATAAATGATTTTAAGATTGAAGAATGGAATACTTCTTATATGGATCAATTAGATGATATATTTAACCAAACTCTTAAATTGATTTAAAAAAAACTATGTATATATTTCATTAGATTAGATATGGGCATTGGTGAATTGAAAAAGATAGTAAAGAAAGTTAAGGTTGGTGCATCTAAATGCGTCGGTTTCAAAGAAACTATTTTGGAAGAAGTAAAATATTATAAAAGTTTTGCCGGATATAATCATCCAATAAAATTAATCAATGAGATTGGTGCTGATAGTGTAAAAGTTAGAAATAATTATTTAAAAGGGATTTATATAAATAAAAAACTTAAAGTAGTTGAAAAATATAACGATGAAAAGCTTTTTTTTAGATACGATTATGTCTATGAAAGAAATAAATTAATAAAAGTAAAAATCACCGATATTAATGAGGAAAAAAAGAAATATTACTAAATTAAATCATGAGATACCAAACACATGTAGTTTGTTTAATAATTCTCATTCTGTATTGCGGATAAGTAAGCGCATGAGTGATACCTCTCATTTAAGCCGTTTTAAATTAATCCCTATATCATTCGAATTAGATAATATGTAGATGCTTAATTTTGAAAAAGTACGTTGATAATTTTGATATTTAAAAAAGCCCAAAAAGATATAATATGCTTAAAAGACAATGAGCAACTTTTCCGTATAATGCATCTCAAGCAGAAGGTATAAATGAAATTGTATCAGTTAATTTCAGTAATAATCTTTTTAATAATATCTCTATTATTTATTGTGTTCATTTTTAGCCCTAAGTTTTATATAAAATCCTATCAATATGATAAGGATTATGATTCTTTTACATTAAAAATTTTTTCTAAGGTTAAAGAAAAAGAGTGTGGTTTTATTAATATTTCAAAAGAATATGTAACTTTCAGATATTATTATAATTTATCTAATTTTAATAAAGGTGCTACAGCGGTAGAAGATATTATTTTTGATTATAAGGATAATCATTTTCACATCATAAATAAGAGTAATAATAAATTAATCTTAAACATTGAATGCGATAAAGATATATATATCAAAGCAAATAACTATTTAATAGAAAAGAAGAAACAAATTAAAGATGAGAGTTTTAGATCCAGTAAAGATATTTTTTTAGGGCGTTAACCATGAATAAATGCTGAAAAGTAGAAATAAACCAGTCAACTTTTCATACATATTTTTCTGGAAGGGTAACCCAAAGTAGAGATAAAATAACACCACCTACAAATTCAAAATAGCTTTCTGAGGAAATATTTCTATTAGAATATAATAATGGACAGTAGCTCATTTATTACTAACTTTTTAGATTTGTCTTAAATAATTAAGACAAATTTATACGCATTCTTTCATACTTAGAAATTTTTAATTAACTCTTTGACATTACAAAAATTTCATCAAATCTATCAATATCAGTGTACTAAAATCGTCATATCATTCTCCTGTCATTGAAACATTTATTGTTGGATAAATTGGGATTTAATATTCAACAAAGTATTAATAATCTTAAGTTACCTTCGAGTGCTAATATCGACCTAAACAAGAATAGTCCATGACGAAAAACACAATCTGGCGTATGATAATTAATAGGTGATGCGGCGTGAGATAATTATTGTTTAAATTAATTGATAATTAACCACGCCATCTTTTTCTATATTTGAAAGTGAATTACAATTTACGGTTTATCAGGGAATACTACATCAATGTTATTTAAATCTAGTTCATATAAATCTATAGTGTAAATTTCTAATTTATTTAATCGTTGTTTATCCTCTTCGGATGCTCTATGTAATTTGACTGCACGATTAATAATTTCAATTTCAGCGTTAGCTTCATTTAGTAAAGAATCTCTAATAGTTACATTTTTTTTGATTTTAAAATCTCGTTTTTCTTCTTCATCTAAAATCCATTTTTTTCCATCCCATTTGCAAAATTCAAATGGTTCAAGTTGTGTATGACCCTCTTTGATTTTACCGAGATAATCAACTGTACTTGATTCTTTCGTATTAATGTTATATACCGTTTTTCCTCGATTATCTTCAACTAAAATCCATGTGCCATTTTGCTCGCATGGCCAACAACCGTTTTTGAATTCGGGAGGTATGCGTAATGCATTATCGGGTGGCAATGTGTCGATATTCGCTTCTAGCTCGTGTGTGAATGGTTTGAATTCATTTGTGTTATCGAAATAATAATTAATCATATTAAACTCCTAGATAGATTGCTGGTGTCATACCGATATTGATTGGTCTATTTTCTGATGCGGTAGGTACTACATTTGAAGCATGAAAATCATAACCCCACACCGTGTAATCATAAGTTGCTAAAAACGCCGCGTTTGTTGGATTAATTGCTCGCGTGCCGCTAAATGCACCTCTCGTGTACTCGTGGTGATTTGCTACAACACCAGTATCAAAATGCCCATCGATTTCTCTTATTGCATCATTTTCAATGCTGCCTACTTGTCGATTTATGCCATTAACCGCCCGCTCAAAGTAGCCTCTGCCATCAGGCGCAAATGCGGTGGGTACATTGATATATTGTTGACCATTAATTACTTTAATAGTTATTTTGTAATCTTCTTTGTAGTTTGCAGATAAACTGTTTAATGCTCGGCCTTGTGGTGAATCGAGTAAGTAGTTGTCGCCATTTCTAAAATACCACCCAAAGGGAAGCTCAGAAGCTCTAAACGCCATTAGTTTTTGTTCACCTATAACATATGGTTTTTCAGCTCCGGCAATCATCAAATCCCAAAATTCATTTTTTGCAGGATTAACACCTTTTGCATTTTTACGAGCTATCCAGCTTGAGCCTCCAAATCCCACAACATCATCTTTTGTGTATTGTGTTGAACTGGCATATTCGCCACACCAGTTGAATCTGATGTTTCCTAAGTTAATTGTTGCCATTTTTAACCTCTCTTTTCTTATATAACCATCAATAGTTCTTTGTCATTAACAATAAATTCACACCCACCAGGTGCAATTATCCACTCAAGAAATTCAGAAATATGTAATGTTTTGTTATCAATATTTCCAACTATTTCTAAAATCAGTTTTGCACCATCTTTTTTAAATCCATAAAATTGAGTTGCTACACTTTGTGCTATCTGTTTTATGCTTTCAATTTTTGCTATAAATTCGTTCGAATTTTCAATCACTAACCATGGTTTACCATTGTTAATTTCATCAATGACATTAGTTTTAGGCACGACTTTATATGGTAAATTACCAGCCCACGCATAATATTTTTTGGTTTGTTCATCATAAACAATTTCATTACGTGTATTTAATGTGCAACCGGTTTGAAAATTACCAACTGATTCGTAACCAATTTGTGCTTCTTTTAACTGATTAACCTGTTTTTGTAGATTATTATCTGCTTTATCCGTGTATTCTTTATTTACAGCATCCCCTTTTTTTTCGGGTTTTCCAACATTCTCAATACGATAATTTCTGGCATCAAAATTTAATTTATCCTTTGCTGTAGATAATGTATTTTCTAATGCTGAATTAATATTATCGACCTCTTTTTTTAAATACTGTGTACGGTTTGCTAGTTCACCATGAGGTTTATTTGCTACACCACGAACCCCTCCGCCAACGCGATCGGTTCGTTGTATCAAATATACTTCATCTTCCCATTTTACTTCTTCAATTAGATGTTCCATCTATGATTCCTCTAATATGCAAATTGGTATTTTTCATCATATGCAATTCCATCGTCGTATAAAATATTGATGAAATCGTTGAACTGTATTATTCTGCCGAATTGTCCGAAATCAGATTTTGGATTTTTTGACAAATCAGGTAATAACTGTAATCTGGTTTCAACATTCGAAAATTCTGATTTGTCATCAATACAACTGATAAATTCAATAGGATCTAATGACAATCGATACAGCTCAATATTAATCTGCTTTTGTTCTATTATGTTTATTCCTTCATAACGTAATGAAAAATCATTCGGTTCATTATTTAAAATACTAATGCCACTTACACCCGAATAATCATATTCAACGAATAGCTGTTGTGATTTTGGATTTGTTAGAAATTGAATAGAGCCTGCTATACAATCTACAGTGTAATCAATATTCTCGTTTAGATTTTCAATAAAAACGTCTCTTATATTTTGATGTTGTAGTGAAATTGTCATACCAGATTTTATATTTTTGAATTCTTCTGTTGTCCAACTTTGTTGATGTGTTACAAACTTTCCTCTTAATAATAATTGCAGATTTTCTAGGGAACGATTAAACCATGTTGCTGTAATGTTTCCTCCATTAAATGTCACGAATCGTTTACCATTAACCAGGCGACCACCAATGCTGCGCTTACTATATTGTTCTTCAAATTCAAAATTAATTTTTAACGATGATACATCTCCAATCCATCGCCATTGCCCTGAATTAACCGGTGATAAAAATACTTTTCCCTGTCCATAGTAATATTCATTTTCAGACATATTAAACTCCAACCATAACATGACCTTCCGGCAGTTCTGCGGTATATTTATATAATGATTCGTAGCCATCACGCTTACTATATAATGTTAGTATGTGACGATCGTCATAAATGTAATCTTGATTTGTCACATAGGGGAGTACAATTAATGAATCAGTAGTGTTAAAACTCCAGATCACTTCATTTGAGTAATAATCAGAAATTTCAACTATATATTCAGTTCCTATCTCTGGACCAATATTATCTGATAAACAATCAATTAGCCGATCAGCTTGCAGTATACGATCCCGATGAGCAAACGTTACAACATATGAATCAGATTGTTCTATCATGTCAGGATATAAAATATCGTTAATTTTAATGTTTCCTGGTAAATATGGGCGAATTTGTCTATGTGACATTGTTATTTTTTCAACAGGTGCTATATCCTCATGCAGCCTGCTTGAATTAGTTTGTGTCAACAGTTTGATTCTGACTGTTTCACCACTAATATATTCAATATGATCTGTTTCTAACACACTCATATAGAAACGTATTGTTGACCCAGCTTTATGAAATTCTGGCAATGAATCGGCACAACCCCGCCCAACTGTTAAAATATTTTTATCCATATCAAACTCATCAATACGCATGAATTCGTTATTAATGATAATTCCTTCTCCAATTGAAATTGGGTAATCCATTCCCATTTTGATTTCGAAATTTGTTGTTAGTTTTTCAATATCATTAATTAGTGTTGCACTAGGTGTCCAATCGCATTGATTTTGGTTAATTGAATCTGCTCCACTCACTTGTGACTGTAATAGATAATTAATTGACATCGATGTTGGAGCGGTTGCCATTACGCCTAAATAGCATGACGATGGTTTTAAATAATCTAAATCTGCCGCGCTCAATCTTGATACTAGCAGTGTATATGGTAGTTCAATTAATTTGACATTATTTACAGTTTTGATTGTGTCATCTTGGATGATAATTTCATTTGTCTGTGTATTGCTACTGTATGATGTTTCAGACAAACTAAAAACATCCTGCACTCCAGTAATCAATAAAGAACCATCACTTTGTTCTTCTATTTTTCCCACGCGTAAAATCATATTTTCAATATCGCGATCAGGTAGTGAAACGCGAAAACACGATGCTGGCTCTAATATGCCTCCACGTCTATCAAATTTAATAATTAAACGTGTAATTCCCGCTGCGCACATTTCTAAATCTCGTTCAGCTAGTCTAGCAGCTAATTCTTGTGTTGGTATTGCTTTATATTCAACTGAATTACTAATCAAACCAACATTTTGTATAGATGCTAGATTTTGTGCTCTAACACTACCATCCTCATGTGTGACTGGATTATGATAGGTAACAACGATTTCATTATATGACGCATCGCTACTCGCACTATCATCATCTTGCACTGACAAAATACCGTTATCATATGTGAACAGCGGCAACTGATTCGGATCGTAATCATTACGAATCAATTTTAACTTTAATTTTCCTGTTGATAGATCTGCATATTGAGCTGCACCAATATGATCTAAAACCTGTTGTATAAATGTTTGTAGTTGATCTTGGCGATTATATCGAAAACATAAACCAAACTTTTCATTAAATAGTGTATCGGCAGATTTTTTAAAGCTTTCGATATCAATTTCATTCCAACTCAGACCTCGCCCCCAATCTCGATTCGTTGCACATTCAAATAAAATATGTGCTGCATTCATTGCATGAATATTTTTAATATTATAGTTTAATGCCATGCGTAGTTTTGTAATTTCTCGCTTATACTTTTCTTTATTTATTAAACGTTTACTCAGATTTATGCGGCTTCTTGCTTCAGTTTCGATACCAGCAATTTCCGATAAATCATCTCGCAATAAAATCAAACATTTTTCTGGATACCATACATTGTCTTTATCCCAACCTTTTGTTGTTCGACGAACTCGATACGACCATGGTTTTGGTGATGTACTGTAACAGCTGATTAATCCTGAATAAAATGTTGTAACTAACCCTCGAAATCCAGGAATTAACCCTTTTAAAATACTACGTAGATTATCTGTTGGAAATTGGTTTGATTCACCCATCATTATTTCCAAATTTCCCTGTACACCTCCTTCACCGCCAGTATCATCTCCACCAAATAAATTTGGTTTGTTAATTCTTATAGAGCACGACGAATTCCCTTCATTTTCAGTACACATTAGCACGACTTTTTTATCTGCGGTTATTGCAACAATAGAATCAATTGGTCCTCGACCTAATCCACAAAACAGATCCCAATAATACCGATAACCAACAGTCACTTTTTTTGATGAACTACCGCCCATTTTTCTGCTCCTCTGCAATTTTGACTATACGAATTGCTAGTGCATCACCAGTTTTTAAAACGGTTTCTGAATCAATATATCCATTACGAATAAACGCATCGAGATCCAGATTGTAACGTTTAAAAAACTCACGTAATCCCCACGCGCAACCGCCACTAGCGCGAATATGCTCCATTGTTATTTTCATCATTACTCACTCATAGATTAGTTATTTTTTGCGAATTGCACTGTAACGATAGTTACCGTAACCTAGTACAAACCAATCCGCAGTCCAACAATCACCAAAAAAGATACATTGGGGTGTACCCTCATCAGGTATCGGCATATTCCAATCATCTTCGGTTGCCGCTGTTGGACGATTACTTTTAGGTTGTTTCGCAGTAACACGTGCAATCACATAACTGGCAACAATAACAGCAACAAATTTAGCAACAGCCCACCACATAAAATTTCTCCTAAAATAGTTTGACGATTGTGAACGGTGAAACACCAGGAATATGAGGTTGACCGCCATAATTCAGATGATTTTTGAATTTCTCATCACATGTTTTTATTGTTTTGTCACACCCCGGATATAAATTAATTTTCATTCCCTTTTGTAATCCTTGAGTGCCTCCGAGTATTCCAATAACGTTATTAACATGCGCTTTCAATCCACGTAGTTCTTGTATACCATCGATATAAAATTCCATATATCCGCCTGAAAAATAACCATTATTTACATTAGATATATTGACGGTTATATTTGCTCCATCAAGCGCAATAATTTCGATATTCGCTGCTTTATAGTTTTCTTGTTTAATTCTGCAATTGTGGTCATACAGTGCATAGGGACATGAACGTCCGTATGTCAATCGTAGACCACTACGCTCAAACGAACTGGCTATACTGGCTGTAATCAACTTTGCTTTTTCAATTGATTCACGTTTGACCTCTTGAATTTTTCCAATCCAAATAACCCTAAATTCATTGTCATTTCCGTGGAATTGATACATTTTGATTACAACGGGTTTGGTTGGCGGTACACCACGAAACAATCGAACTACGTCAGACATGGACGGTAATGTAATTTCTAAATTATTGCCTGTTCCAATGCTCAACCCTGTATTACTGATAGCTTCACTTGTCCACTTCATACCATTAAAATCGATATCTCTGTCAGCATTGGTATAGCGATAGTATTTTTGTTCATTACGAATAAACTCGTATAACGTTAATGGTTTGCCATTGTTTGTTGAATACTCAAATTGATTCCAACTCATCACGAACTCCTCGAAAACTGCACGTTATATTTGCTAACCCATCAGCGTCTGTTACATGTTCCCAACTGACAGAGTCTGAATCTAACCGGCATAGCGTTAAAAATGAAACTGACAAAATATCTTCAGCATTTACATTAATTGATTCATTTAGTAATAAACGTTCAATTTTATCAGAAACTACAGCAACGAGTTCAATGCGACGATATAGCGCATTACCATTACATAAATTGATAACAATATCTTTTCGACCAGGCATTAGATCGATTTCATTAAATCCAGTGTTTTCAACTTCAAGAACTCGACCATCAACAGCTAGAACATTAAAATCGCTCGCTTGGCTTGATATCCAAATGTTCTTTTGACAACCATTGAGATAATAAAATAGTTTACGTAACTGCATTTGCTCATTTCGTTCAGTCATAAACCAACGAAATTCTGTTACAAAAAATGGTAATTTTGCTGTATCTAATCGTTTTGGAATGCCTAAGCTGTTGTCTAATTCAAATAAAACACGTTCATATCGGCATTTGAGAGATTCAGACCAATCAGGGGACATAGTCAATACAGGAAAATCTCGATAAACAGGTAGATATGAAATATCGTTACTAAATGCGTTATGTTCGCTAATTCTGAAACGAATTTGTCCACTCAACAGGTCATCATTATGCCGAGTTAATTCTGGCATATCTGTTAGTACGGCTAATCGAATCGGATAAATACAGGCGCCAGCCAAAAACTGAGCTTTCACTGGATTAACCAATGTGATTGAATTTTCATTTATAGAAACAATTTCGAGCAATGCCGATTGATTAACATTATTAATCTCGCTTTTAATTAGCACTTTATTGCCAATAACAAAATCACGACCAATTGTGCTACACGGAAGAATTGTAGCGCCTCTATTAATGTCATCATCGAGATAGGTGACATCCGTAAAAACAGGAAAATACCAAGAATTACCACCCACAAATGCTAATCGGTTCTCAAATCGTGAACGTTCATTACCATTAATTAGAATTGAAAATTCAAACGTCCGACGTGGTGATAATCGCCGAGCAATGCGTTGCTCTGCGCCACTGTACGATTGTAAAATATCGGTTTTCCATTCCAGTATTTCAGTTATGCCATTAGTCCAATCTGGTTCAGCTTGCCATAAAAATATGTTTTTCATGATAACACCTGCTTTAACGTTGGTGCATTAGCATGAATCCACGTCATTAATGCCCTTGAACCATCAACAGAACTAATACCAGACTTCATCATTTCACCGCTATCAAGAACCAGAGTTTGTTGAATGACAGGAGCCGACTGAGCTTGATTTGTTGCGCGTGATGTTAAATTTTCATCATATATATTTGGTGCCTTCGGACTGCTGGCATTTGAAGCTAAACCACCAGTTGCGTAACGATGTAATCGTCCCGTGTTGATTGCATGAAGATAATCAACTCCATATTTTTTAACGGATTCCGCTTTAACAACATATTCTCCGTTAGATAGTTTTGCCGGAATCGAGTCAGACGTTGATGTTCCGGCACCTGTAATATAACCACCTGTTGCAGCAGCTACTGCTGCCGCACCTATAGCTGAACTACCTGCATTTGCACCAGCACTAGCACTTGATGCCGAAATCATTGCTGCACTAATAATTTCACCTGCTGTTGTTCCGGCTGTTACCATCGATGCTGAAATCGTTTCTGCACCAATACCTGCCGACATCGATATTGACTCCCCCATCAATCCAGCGCCAGTCGCGCTACTTGTTGCAATTGCTGTTTCCATCAGCCCTGCAGAAGCAGCAGCACTTGCATTATCAACAGCAGCATCAGTGGCAGCACAAAATAACGAACTACCTAAATTTGATAGTCCATTCATTGCCATATCAGCTAAACCTTTCGTCGCTACTTGCGCCATTGACGATAAAATACTTTGCGCTAGATTTTGTAGGGCATCTTTTAATTCAAATGTGCCTTTTGCTAAAGAATCGAGACTACCTTGGATACCGCTTTGCAATCCACTTTTAAATGCATTTGTGAGTGCATCAGTAGTTTTATTTAGTTCTGCAATTTGTAACTGAAGTGTCGCAAGTGCTTTCTGTGCATTTTCGCCTGCTTGTCCTGGTAATTCAGTCATGGCTTGCAGGATAGGTAAATACTTTGCCAGTTCTTGCGCTGTCTGTTTGTGTAAATCGACTAATTGGCTTTGCGCTTCAACTTGTGTAATTAAACCACTAGTTACTTGTGCTTGAATACTTTGTTCTTTCGTTGATTGACGTGATTGTGCTTGTTGAATTTTGGTGGTAATTTCATTTAAATTCACTTCAGCTTTTTTCAGTGGTAAAATTTGGTCGATTAAATCAATACCTTCTTTATTTCCCGTTTTCTTAAATTGGGCCAATAGATTGTTGTACCATTGTTCAACTGTATCATCACTTGCCTTTGTACCAAGTAATAATTCATTTAACTGTTGCTGTAGTGATAAATTGGTTTTGTCATTTGATAATGAAAAATCAGTTTTTTTGTTTTTTGCCACATTTTTTGCGTCAACTTGTTTCGCTAGAGCAATGGCTCTGTCTTTTTCTGCTTGTGATGCATTTTTATATTGTCCATTGTTGATTTCATACATCACTCGTTGCAATTCTGTTGTCAGTTTTAGTGATTTTTCAACCCCTTTATTGTATTCAAGAATACCTTTGTCAGTAATTTGCTTAACATCTTTATCATATTGACCGCCAGAAAATGATTTACCGTCAATAGATGTTACGTCCTTCGATTCCAGTGATTTACGTCCATCTACTGTTTTCCATAGTGCAGCATAATTTTTTCGTAAATCCTCTAATGCATTAGCTTGTTTTTCAGACTCCGTGCGATTATTTTTCCAAACGTTATTTAATTTGTCTCCTGCAATTACAGCATCTTTTATAATTTTTTGCTGCTCTCGTTGTAAATTAGCCGCATAGTTAGATGGCTTCAGTTTTATTTGTAAGTTTTCAATGTCATTGTCTAATTTTTTTATATCTCTAGCATAAATTTGTAACCAGCCACTGGATGGATTAGTTAATTTCAACTCATTAATTTTTTCTTGTAGTTGTGACTTTGTTTTTTTCAGTTGCTCCAGTTCTTCCTCATCAGATGTTAATGACAAACTATTTTTAAATAAATATGAAACTATATTGCTGCCTTCACTAACATTATTTTTGAAATCTTGCCAATTTTTTGTTAACCAATTTAATTGGGTTGCCATTTCATTTGCACGAACTTCCATAACGGCAGCGTATTTATCTGTGGCGATGGCAATAGCTTCTTCAGTTTTTCCTTGTTCTTCTAATGCACTTATACGTTGATATGTAGCAATATCTAACCAATTATATTGTTTACTGCTGGTCATCGCCCATTTAACAACAGAATCTTCAATACCTTTGAATGATTGAATAGATTCCTGAGCACTTTGTTGAGTGATACTAGACATGTAAGCTGCTGCTGAGGCAATATTTTCAATTGAGTTTGATGATAATTTACCAGACGCGGCTAATTCAGCTATGACCTCACGTGTTTCACTGTAGTTATGATTGATTTTTCCGATGCGTTGGGACATTGCCTCTAGTCCACCAGCTGTGGTGCCTGCATAATTGCCAGTAGAAATCAATGCTCGATTAAACCGTTCGTGTTCTGAAATTATTGTACTAACTACGTGGCACATTTTGTACACTGCAACAATAAACACTCCAACTGAGAGAGCTGCGACATTAAATAGTGGTGGCAATTTTCCCGTCATATTTGCAATTGAAAATAACGAATTACCAATACCATTAAAATTACCAGTAGCTAACTGCTTTGACATCATAAAAAAGCTTCTATGGGCAGATTTAGTATTTACAACCAATTTTTTAGTGCCTTCATTTATCGAATCAACCGTTGATAATGCAGCACGTTGATTATTGATTTTTCCCAGATAATCATCAAACGCATCTCTATCAATTACCCCTGCTTTTCTAGATTTGCGTAATTTACTTTCTAATTCATCTAGGCGGCTTAAACCTTTAGTCGCTGGATCGATACTAGCCAGTAATTTGTCTAAACCTTGACGCAGTTTTTCAACTTCTTTTTGATGCTCTTTCGCGGCTTTAGCTGCTGCCTCTTGAGCCCGTTCTTCAGCTTTTTCTTGTTGCAATAATTCAATAATCGCCCGTTGGCCACGATTCATTGCATCAGTCTGTTTTTCATAGACGTTTTTTAGCTGCTCACCGACGTCATGAATATTTTTTTTAGCACGATTCACGTCAGCCGTGAACTTCATTGCAATATTCATATCGTTATTAGCCATTATTATTGCTCTCCGCGTAACTGTTTTACAAACTTATTGACTTGTTTACCGCCATTAAACCCAACACAAATATCTTCAATTCGGTTGGCTCGTTCTCGATTTTGTAACTTAATTAATTCATCGTAATACAGCAGTAATTGGCGTTGCGTGTAATGCAGTAACTGCTGTGGATCATGTCCGTTTTTAATTAATAGTGTGAAAACCTCACTCCAGCTTACTGATTTGCCTGTTTTGCAGCGTTTTGCCGAATGATTTTGCGGGTTACCGCGTTCATAAAAAAACGAGAATTAACAACCCACCACCAATCAAGTAGTTGTAAACCATCTTCATATGACAACGCTTCAATAAACGAAATCGGTTTTTGAATAGAGGTACTGATTAACGAATAAATTAACTCTAAATTACCCATAATAATTGTGTCGGCTTGTTCAATAGTGATTTTGTTTGTACCGTTCATTTCTGTAACGATTAATGTAACGAACTGGTCAATTTCGTTACCGATTGTTAGTGCATCTTTAAATGAATATTCACGTACTGTAATTGTTTCTCCTGCTAGCACGATTTCACGATTTGGCATTAATGTTGCTAAATCATTTGATTCTTCTTTTGTTGCTGTCACTTTTTCTGCCATGTTATTTACCTGCTAATAAAATTAGATAGTTGAATAATTAGCGGTGACACATCACCGCATAATAAAATAAATTTATTTCGCCTTTTGAACGTATGAGCCAAAATAACCAAGCGAACTATCCTTGTTTTGACTCATATCAGCCAAAACCGTAGCAGTAAGTGGTAATTCACCGTACCCTTCATTATGTAGCAACGAAAAATTCGAAATCGGATTAAATTTAACCCGGAATAATTCCACAATAATGTGTTCATCTTCGCGGTCGGTATTAATACCATCTAACATAAACCAACGTTCAGGTGGTTGGCGTGTGAATATTCCTAGGCTCTCTTTTTTAGCATATGAATAATCTACCGTTGCAGCTAATGCCGTCGTGGTTAATAATTTGATTAATCCGGCATATGTTGATTCAATTTCATAATCAGTACCTGGTATTAAAATTGTTCCATCAGCCGTTTTTAACTCAACATCTGCAACAAATGGATGGGCTAATTTTATGCGGTCACCGACAACTAAACCTTCCGGTAATTTTTCATCAGTAACAATACCTGCCTCAACAATAATCTTTTCACCGTAAAGCGCTAACGCAATGTTCTCGATTGACCAATCTTTTAACGTCAGATTTAAAGTGCCGCTTTTACCCAGTGTTAATTCACCGACTTGTAAGCGTTGTCCTGTGTAGGATTCATTTTGTGTTACCGTTTCAACACTGAGTTCCATTTCGCAAGAATCTGCCGTGCCGACATGCCGAAATGCACCAGGGCGGGCTGGTGAACTGGCGGTATTACGGGTGGCAAGGTTTATGGTACCTTGCAAACTCATTAATAAATCTGACATATCTTTCTCCTAAACTTTTATCGGCTACCAATGAAGTGTTGGGTTTGAAATGAATCAATCCACACTAGTACGCCGTTTTGAAAACCTAACGTTTGCCCACCAACCCAAGTGACTGGACGAACTCCATCAATAAACTGAACTGTTTTACCAATTAACAAATCACGAATCGCGCCAATAACAGGGTTAGCAAGCTGTTTAACATTTTGAATATTGGTTGCCAAACTTGAAGCATCACGTGCAACAATCACAACACCAAAATTAACACTTACTGACTGTCGTGTTCCTACAAGTTTGTCATTCGGTGTTTCTTTACCTAGCAATACATAAGCAGCTGGTGTTGGCGCCGATGTTAAATCGGTTAATTTGCTGTATTCAGCACTGGTACCGACAAACACTAAGGTTTTGTCTTGCAGTAATAACTTGAGTTTGTCCGCAATGACTGATATATCAAACGGTACGCTGCTCATCGTCCAAAATCCCTAAGCGTGTTCATATCAAATACTCTTACCGGTCCAGTCTGTTTTGGTACACCACCTGCGACCGGTAGAGTATCTTCAATACCCAATGAATACTTACCATCCGCAACTTGTTTTAAAAAGCTAATCACTTGCTTGTAATCACGAACTATTGGATCGCTTTTTTCATCAGAAACACGATTGCGATGTAATTTGTAACGAACAATAATGCGTGCCCAATCAGCTAACAGACGTGGTACTTTAATTAATGGTAGTTTGTGCCCGCGTTGACGTAAAAAACCGTTTATCTCGGCTTGCGCATCAGCGATTGATTCATTAATGCGTGAGATTGCTCGATTTGCATTAATAACATCATCAGGTAACCAATTTGAAACATCACCACCATTAATAATGACTTCCAATAAATTAGCATCTACGGGCATTTCACCATCTTGAGCAACTAATTGCGATAGCTCAACGAGTCCTGGACGTTCGGATAAATTTAGCAATGTAATGTAATGAATATTCATCATCTTTACCCAAACCAACGATAAATTACCGTTGGTTGTTGTTCACATTATTAACTGTTTGCTGGAATAACATTTTCAAACAAATAGCCCGCATCTTTAGCCACAACTAGCTCTTTGACCGATTCACCGACTCGAACACGTTGACCACCCCGTAAACCGATATCAGGATCAACAATCGAACCCGAAACACGATCTTTAAATTGAGCTGTATAACCGAACGTCACACCACCTTTAGTATTTGCTAATTTATTGCGTACCGTGAATGATGCTTTATTGCCCCACGCACGAAGTAATGCCGGCGATTTACCTGGTTTTGCACTATTTAAAAATGCATCACCGACATAAATGTCCTCTAGCTCTAATAAGTCAGCTAAAAATCCGAGAGGAACTAAACCACTTTCACCGGCATTTCCATGATATGCTGAAACAATCTTTGGATGACGACGTAATATTGTGGCAACTCGACGTCCTAGTGTGCCGATATTTGGACGCTGAACCATTGAATCAAATGCATCCGTTATTAATGCTACTGGGTTACTATCAGGATTATTCCATTGCTCAGCAGAAGTTAATATTTGTTTATTGTTGTAATTTGCACCATTAAAAAGCAAATTTGCAGCTCTAACCTCACGATCTAACAAAATTAAATCAGTCGTGGCCTCAACGGCATGACCCAGTGGGTTATAGCCTGTAATGGCTGTATCAATATCATCTTGAGGGACAGGGCTATCGAGTCCCCAATCTTCAACTGAACTTTCTTTTTCTTTGGCACTAAACTCAACTTGATTCGGTTGTGACGTCCGACCAACTTTTGTATTAGGCAAAGTAAATCGCTCTGAAAAATCAAATTCAAGCCATTTAAATGATGTGCTAGAAACAGGCACACGGGGCAAAACCTCATCGGCAATTAACTTATTATTACGGTAAGCGATAGCAATTGCAGTCAACTGCGGTTCGACTGGAAAAGGGCGTTGCATATAAAACTCCTATTAAAACGTGTTTATTAAAGGTCATAGACCATTAGTTAAATAAAAGGCTAAGCTTGTTTGCTTGGTGCAATCCAAATAGTGCCTAACTCATCGGCATCACCCACAACTTCGGCATAGCCAATAATAAAATCACCAGACATCGCTTTTTTAGCTCGACCATCGGCATTTGCTGTGATTGGATCACCAATTGCAATTGCTTCGCTATAAAAAACTTGTGCCAACCCACTGCGCACAACATCAAACACTTCACCGTTACCACCACCAACAATTGTTGATACACCGATTAATAATGCGTTACCGTCAATCGCTGTTTTTGCTAGGCCATCTTCACTACCATGACAGACAATCACGCGTGGTTTAACTTCGCCTTCAGCGGTTTTTGCTACTGTTAATCCTGGAATATTCATATAAAAACCTTTTGGTTAAAATTAAAATGATGCTGACATTAATAATCAGCCTGTAATTAATGCTCTTACTTTTTAGCTTTGGTTACATGCGTAACGGCTTGGCTAATTGAAATTGTATTGCCTTTGTCTGCCTGTTCTTTTTGATAGGCTTTGGCAGCATCAGCAATGACTTTTGGATCTTGTTTGTCAACGTTATCTTCACTATCACTAGCAGCCGATTTTTCAGCAAAGTTCATAAAAGCGGGACGCTCTGAAAGTACTTTTTTGATTAAATCAACTGGGGAACTGTTAACAGTTGCATCACCTTCAGCAAATGAAATTGGTTCACTACCCAACGCCATAAATACTTCAACAACTGTAGTTTTATGCGCAGGTAATAATTTTCCATCTTTAACTAGTTCATCAACAAAGGCAGCAAATTCCGCTCGCTTGTTAGTTTGTTCTTTTTCTAGCAATGCTTGTTCACGTTTGGCTAGTTCAGCATTCTTAGCGTCAATTGTTGCTTGTTGTTCGGCAAAGCTAGCGTCTAAAGGTTGTGGCATTTTTTCTTTCTCCTTTTGTTTTCTGTCGGATATTGCACGCAATGATTCAAGGCGCCATTGCGGTAAAAATAGGTCAGCACTGGCAATGCCGGCTTTTTCAATCAGCAGGTCACGCAAATTAGCTAAAATTGAAATCAAATTCTCATCAAATTCTTCATCAGCCATAGAGAATTCAACAGCACCTTGCTCGCCGTCAGATTCGGCAAAACTAACATCAGGCAAACCTTTAATAGCAGGCGCTGCTGCACCTAAAAAACCAATGTGCCGCGCATAGTAATGACCCGGTTTAGGATTGCCTGGTGAATCCGGTAAATAAATTGAAAGTGAGCGTTTTTTATAACTGCCCGCATTATAGGCTTCAGCAAATTCTGGATTAATCTGATCTAACTTTGCATAAACCAAACCATCTTTTACTTCAAATGATTTTGCCCATGCGTAAGCTGGAGCTGTTAGTTTGGGATGGCCGATTACAGCAGGTGCTTCAGATAGCGTTGGATCATAGCTTTCAGCTAAATCAATACAGTTTTCTAAAGTAACTGTGATTTTTCGACCATCTACCGCAGTATGCGTACCAGGTTTAAAAACGGGAATAAGTGCCATAAAAAATGCTCCAGTAAATTGATATAGAGCATCATGACTTATTTTGAGAAAAGGGTAATCTGAACGCGGGCAGATAATTTTTTAATGATTTGAAAAGGGGAACGGCAAAATAATAGAAGAAATATACACTAAAAACTTATTATAAAGCATTTACAACACGATTAAAGCGATTCGTAAATAAACTAATTAGCCTTTTTTAGTAAAGTGGCTTAAAACGCGTTATATTGCGTTTTAAGCAAAACCCAAGTGCTCACGCACAACATCGACCAAGAGTAATTTATCTTGGGCGCTAATGCCAAGCCATGGTCTTGCTGGAATTACCACTTGTTTTACAGGACATCCTCCCACATTTAATGCATTGCCCTTAACTGGTTTAATTGTACCGCCGAACTGATGGATAGCGCCATAAATTAAATTTGTACCGAATAACAAAGTATTACCTTCAATCTGCCAATGCAACGTACTTCTTAGATTACCATCTAGCGTTAAAATTTTATCTTTTTGTTTGGGTTTTGAGTCTTTATACCAAGGAGATAGTTTTTTCCACGGTACACCATCGGGCGATTCCTGGGCATTAAAGTGTGCTTCATGAATATCAAGTAATACTTCGCCCATATGACTAAATAAACTTTGAGTATCATCTATGGCCGCTTCAATATGAAGCATAGCATCAAGCGCATTTTGTATATTAAACTCAATATTTACGCCAGTCATTTTTTCACCTATACTATTTTGAATGTAAGTAAGCAGCTTCTGCCAAAGCCTCAAATCCTTACTTATGCACCTCAATTATGGCAGTGATTGAGGTTTATCGTTTAAACACTCGAACACCAACCCTCAGTTGCTCTAGATAGTCGGGGTTATCAGGCGCAAATGTCGTCACACCGAGCCAACCATCATCACCCACTTCAAATACCGCAAGCATGGGCTTAACTTCACCATCAATCATAAAACGCGAGATATAACGCCGACGAACTACCGATTTTTGTAGATGATCAAAGTATTCCATTCTTGTCCAAATTTCATCAGGCAGTTTTAACGAATCCGCCAGTAATAATAAAAATTGCTCACGACCACGTTTTGTAACTTTCAATTCACCAGTTTTGCTAACAGTGAAAAGCTGTTTACCGATTACTAATGCATCACCGGCTACATCTTTAAAAATAGCTGGCTTAGTTAACGTTGCGCCAAATTCATTTAAGAAAATATTGGCATAATCTTCTTCAGTTAAGCCCTTTTCTAACAGTCTATTTTTGCTTACTTCACGGATAGCTGGCCATTCATCAGTTGCTTTGTTTGATGGTAAACCTCGTTTTAAAGTTGGGTTTGTATCTAATGGATTTGGTACAAAATTATCAAGTCTTGATTGCCCGGGAATATGTTCAAAACTAGGGTCAATTCCTTCAGGTACTCGAACTATTCTAGGATTACCGCTATTTTCACCAATCACTCTATCAACCCAATTTATTGTTGGTGCTTTGTCAGGTTGGTGTTTTCCCATTCTTTTTAAATCACCTTTAGTTCGCCCACGAACACGACATTGACAACCATAGCCATTGGGTGGAAAGTGAGTATTCCACCAAGGATCATTAAAATCTAATACTAGATGATCCCAACTTTGATGAAGTTCTCTAGGGTGTTCAACATAATCACTATGCAAATATTCCATGTATGGAAACTTAGCATCACGTAATTGCTGGTAGCGTCCAGCTTGATAAGATGAATTTAAATTTGTTTCATAGATGATACGAGTACGCCAGTTAAAACCGCCGTTATAACTCCAACCATGACGTTCTACTATCTCAGCAAAGTCTTTACGGAACTCATCCAGTGTAGTACCTTGGCTAATTGCTTTATCAATAGCTGCACGAAAATCATTTAGTAATGCATTACGATTAGCACCCGCAACAACAAAAGCATAATCATGCTCACTGTTGTAGATATCAGCGTAACCGTTTGTGGGCACATTTGCTTTACGCCTGAAGAATTCAATTTGTTCTTTAAATGGCAACGAGCCATATGCCACATTAGCCATTTTTGCTATCCTCAAGTAGTTCTGTACGGCCAGCTAAATTAGCTGCTGTTAATGCTTGAGCCATGACTGCGGCATATTCATCTAATTGCATATCGGGAATTAGCTCAAATAACTTATCACGTAATTCTTCTAATGATTGAACATTATCAACTAGTTCTTTAATTTGATTAATCCATTGGTCGGTGATGGATTGCATCTCAGTATTTAATCGTTGTGACTGAAGTACTGGCGCAAAGTTTTGTTGTTGCTGTTCAGCAAAATCAACATTTTTTAAAGATTGCACATCAATCGGCGATGCTGGTTGTGGTTTTTCTTCCCATTCACCGCCATATGTATCCTGTATATGAGCTAATGTTGGGCGATATCCTGTCGAATCAATTATATTTTTGTCACGCTCTGACATTGATTTTAAATCTGCTGGCTCCTCAAAAACACGTGAAACTTGAGGAACAGCAGCGCCCGGAAAATTCATCTGCGTAAACCATGTGCCTGGGCCACGATTCCAACTTTCACACATCACATCTGAATCTGATTTAGCAATTGACGTCAACACAGCCGCTTGCAATGATTCGTCCCCACCGATTGAACTAGATGCACCGCCTGAAGAAGTGATTTGACCGACTGTTACACGCCGAATAGCTTCGTTCATTGAATCATAGAATGCCTTATAATCGCCAGCTCCAGACCTAGCGATTTGCATTAATTCCAACGTCATGCCTTCTGGCATGATGATGCCTGAATCGGTCTGAATTGCACGTGTGAGTGACAGTAAATCCCGTTTTTGTTCGGTTGTTGCGCCTGTTCCATATTTACCTACCGCAGTTGGCATACCAAACTTTTCAAGAAATATAAGCCAGAACTTAATATCATTGCGTTTAAAAAAGCTTGGCCAGTAAAGCCAGTGAGCAAGTCCAAGTCCATACGGTTCATCATCATGATCAGCACCAGTTGCATAATGCCAAAAATAAGGAGATTCGCATGCAACACCTTCGTGCATATTGGATGGAGTTAATAAACGTAGTTCACCTGTTGGAGTAAAACGGAACCTGCGACGATCGCGAACTTTAATATCGTCGATCCAATACATATTATCTTTGATACCATAAATTAACTCCGCAACAGCATATCCATAAAAAACACCGTAGTGCATTAACTTAGTCACTCGGTCAAATCCCACCGATTTTAGTAACTCACTCATAGCTTCAGCAGCTTCGGTATCAATTGGTTTATCGCCTCCTGGCTCAACTTTCCATTCTTTTGATATTACAGCGCCTTGGCGTTGACCAAATGCAGATATAACTTCATCATCATTTAAAACTTCTTTGTAAATATCTAAACGCCCGCCACCACGATTGCGAAGAACACTATCGTCAGGTTGAGCTAGTGCTCCTACATACAATTTAGTAATATCATTATTTTCACCAGTACCGGCTACTTCACGGCCAGTTTCAACGCTTGGCTTTTTACCTTTAAACCAGTTCAACATTAAATAAATCCTCCGAAGTCGTTACCGCCACGCACCGTGCCAAAGCCTGAGTCTGTTGTTTCAAGTTCAGTGCTACCAGAATACTCATTGAGTGAACGGTAAGAATCACGTGCGCCAAGTGATTGATATTCAATTTCGTACACACCTTGACTTGCTGCATTTAATGCTAAGAAGCCCGCCCATGTTCTATCGGCATGACCATTACTGTCAGAGTCAGCGACAAAACGAGGTTGCCCCGTTGACCCCGTCACTTTTTTAAGTTTATGCAGATCAGCTCGTAGGGCATTATTACCAGCAGGAATGCGAATTTTTCTATCTTGAAATGCTTGTTTACCTTGCGTTGCAAGGGTGAGTTTATTAGGGGCAGTAAAGAGAACACCTTCAATCACCATTTCACCATAACGACGCTTGGCATCTTCAACCGGCTTTTCGCCCATGCCAGTTTGATCCATGCAACCTCTAATGATTCGGTAACGACGAAAAACATCATCAAGTAAGTGATCTTGTTCGGCAAACGAGATACGCTTACGTTCAATAATCTCACGCGTCCAAAAAACATCGCCAACTTGTTCAATCACCCAGATCACAAACAGGTCATTACGGGCAGCAATATCCACGCCAACAAAACACGGGTTGCCAGTGTAGTGCTCTGGTATGCCTGCTTTTTCGTCTTCAACGCTCGTGATTAAATCAAAATCAAGCCAGCTACTGGCTTCATCCAACCATTTAAGTTCAAATTCTTGCGCCCATAAATCATCATCACCGGCACCTTTGCGCAATTCCTCAATATTTCGAGGTAACCCATCATTAACGCATTGATAAATATCTGCTATATGGCGTGACCAGCCATCATCTTTGCCTGTCATAAGTTCATAGAACTTATTGCCTTTGCCATTAGGCGTACTAATGACACGCAGCTTTAATCCGGGTTTCGAAATAACAGGAAACAGTGCCTTCCAAATAGCTCGGCTATCTTGGTGAAAGGCAAACTCATCAAGCAGAACGTTGGCACTAAAGCCACGCGCCGTATCTGGATTAGCAGGTAACGCGGTAATTTTGCTACCACCGGGTAATTCGACTTCAAGCGCCCGAACGTTAGCGTCCCAATCATAATCAAGCTCTTTAAAACCTGCTGACATGGCTCTTAAATGGACTTTTATGCCTTCGTTCATGGCTTCACGGGCTTGGCGTTCACCGCGTGACAAAATAACCCAGCGAGCACGTTTACCCTGCGCTTCAGCACGTAAACAATCGAGTACGATTTGCAACGTACTGGTAAATGTTTTACCGCATTGACGTGAGAACATAGCAATAGCAAAACGGCTAGTGTCGTTTACCCACTGTTTTTGGTAATCATATAATTTAAGAGCTGGTTCAGTATTTTTTGTCATAAGTCATACGCCGCTTTGATTACTTTCGCTAACATTTCAGTTGGTACTTCGCCCGTTTTACCCAGTTCGTCCAATTTTTCTTTTTGCTCACGCAATAACTTGTCACGTGCCGCTTTTTCAATTTCTTGGCGCTCTTTAAAACTAAGCTGCCTTGCTTGCATGGCTTCTTTAGCGGCTTTCGCTAAAAAACTAATTTCCTTGATAGTGATATCTTCTGATTCATGCGCTTTAAATGCTGCACGAGTTGCTAATGTCGTGACGGCTTGCGCAAGCAAAGCACCAGATTTATCATCAACTCTATCACCAAGCTCATCAACCAAAATACGTGATGCCGTTTCAATTTCACGTAAGTTGTTGGTCATTTCATTAAAACCTTTTTGATAGCGGTGAAGACTAGAACGGCTTGGTGTTTCCTCGCAGGGGAATTTTTGTTGCAGTTCTGCAATCATTTCATCTAGAGTAAGCTGATCTGCACGTAGTAATTTTTCAATATAACTACGAACTTCAGGTTCTAGTTTGTGTATAGTTGATTTTCGTCCCATAATTACGCACCCGCGCAAGGACGTTTCACACCAGGAACAACCACTTTACCTATTGCCACATCAGCACCAAAATCTGTTAAACGTCCAACAATGACGTTCCCAATAGTTTCTGTTTTTATTAAATCTTGCTGTGCTAACCAACTCATATGAGTTTTAACCTGATCACGACTAATAGCGTGACCATAGTGATCTAATGCGCTATAAATAATACTGGAGTTACTACTATAACTTGGCATTTCATACAAGATACGCAAAATGACCAATCTTTGATCTTCTTTTAAAAATTCGGCGTAACTCATAGTCCCTCACTTGTTCTTTAATAAAAATTGGTTAATGTTATCTAATTGACGAGATAATCCTGAAAGCCGATCAGATAACTGATTTAAAGTAGCTTCATTGCTACTTAGTTTTTCAATCAATTTGGTTACCTGATGCTGAGTTGGTAATGACTTAACCGTCTCTTCAACTTGTGTTACTCGAATACGTAAGTCTAGTAGCTCTTTTTGGCTAGCTGATTGACGACCAATTAACCAGGAATAAACGCCAACAACAGCCATTACAACCCATTGCAGAAACTGCCAGTTAAAGGTAAGTTCGTTAAAATTCATCGTCTATTCCTTTTTTCTTCCATTGCTGCACATTCAATACATAAATCAGTAACAATTAGCTTTCGACGTTCTTCAGTTATAGGATCTTCACAGATTCGACAATACAGGCTTGATACTCCAATTTTTTCTTGATGTTTCGCCAGTATCCGTTCTCGTGCTTCCATTTCAACAGTTGATGCTAAATCAGCGTTATCCATTGTTTGCCTCGTTGATATATTTTATTAGTTCAATAAATCGACCTGAGCACTGCCCATATTGGTCATAAAGCTGTTTTAAGGCTTCAGCTAAACCATCCGCCGTATTATTTCGTCGTTTTACCGGTAATTCGCATGGTACCGTCAGTTGTGCTGGTAAAACCATGGGTTGTTGCTTGAACGGCATTTGCACGGGCTGAGTCGATGAACTGCAAGACACTATCATCAAACACGCAATGACTGCGATCATTAGCTGTTTTATTAAGTGCATCCTGTAATGCTTGAGTTGATTGTTCATCATATAATTTCCTTTCTGCTATCTGCTGTGACAATAAATAACTTGCATCATTAGCGGTTTTAGTTAGTTGCTTTGTGCTCTCAATAAATTGGCTTAAAGTATTCATTGCTTGTTTTGCTTCTAAAGCAATATATTCTTGTTTAGCTATTGATTTGCCATGACTGACACCTAATTGGTAAAGTGAACCAAAACCTACACTCAAAATTATTCCCAACAAAAAATAACTTTTATTGCTCACAAAAAAGCTTTTGATTAATTTGTATATATTTTTAATCATCACAAACTCCTAAACCCCAACCACCATCAATATAAACAGGCTGCCAACGATAGATGATCCGAATTGGATAATCACGGTTTTCTTTAAAATTAATGCTTTTACGTCCACCATTAATATTTTCAACAACCCCCCAATAGTGCGTAGCATCTTGGTATTCTCGTTTTGCTCGTTGACGGTCACGATTAACCCAGCCCAGCCCGCCGTTATAGGCAGACAAAGTAAATCCCCATCTATCACATTCACTCGCCGTTGCATTAATACGCTGATATAACCAATAATCATATTGAACTAAGGCACGTAATGCCCAAGATGGGTTGTATGGTTCATTACTACCCAATGATTTAGGATAAGCCCCTGCAATCCAATCAGCTGTAGTTGGCATAAACTGAGCCAAACCTTGAGCACCTACTCGCGATTTTGCGTTTACTTTCCATCGAGATTCCTGATGAATTTGAGCAGCAAACAACGCAATTGGCGCATCAAGACCAAAGATTGCACGTGCATTACGTGTTAGTTCCCGTTGATGTTGCTTAGCATCATTTGGTACAACTGCTATAGCAGGTGCTAAATGACAACTAAACAGCATAAACACAACGATTAAAGTTAAATAACGCATGGCTATAATCCAAGTGTTATGCCAAGAATCACAGCGGAAACAATCAACGCCCGACGAATCAGAACAACCGCAAACAGATTTCGATACTCATCAAGAACAGGGTATTCTGCACACATTTTTGAATCTATCGCATTGGGTTGTTCATTGTTTACTTGAGATTCAATATATTGCTGGGTATAAAAATCAGGACCGAACTTTTTCCAATCGTTATATAAATAACCTCCTGGAGATGCATAAGGGAATAGAGCGCGATCTAGGTGGTAACCAATCACAGCAGAAAGCAAGACCAAAGCCAACTTATAAGCAACAACTGGCAACTGTTGGGGTGAAATTAACGTAATAATTGCAAATAAAGTAATGGCGACTAAATACCATTTAAGCAAACGAATTTGGGATAATTTTTTGATAGGGTGAGCCATAAAAAACCTCATAATTAATTAAATTAATGTATGAGGTTATTATGATCTTACTTACTTGAAATGTAATTTGAACGGGGGCAGATTAATTTTACTCGTCTAAGCTTTTTTTAAAGTCTTCTTTGCAAGCTTCCAAAAACATTTTTTGCATATTAATCCGTTCAGTTAATATTTCATCTCTGAATGAAATCAACTCTTGCTTTCTTGATTCGGAAATATCCATCTTCAATTGTTTTTTGATTTCTTTAAGCATCAATTTTTGTGCTCGTTCAACTCGAACTTCTTCTAAGCTTTTCAAAGTAATAAAACGGCAAATAAAAACTGCAACATAGTATGAAATAAACACAGAAATTGCCGGAAAAATTACCTTATATTCCTCAATCCATTTATGCAACGAACATAATATATTTAAAAATGGAGTGATTATTGATACGAAAAAAGCTTGGATTGCCAGATATATTTTTTTATTTAACACGGTTATTCCCTTGTGTTAATTTTTGTCTTTTTCTTATGATAAGCATCCGTTCAAGTAATTCTTTATCTTTAATGTAAACTTTTTTTCTTTGTCTATTACCATTTTCATCTATTACTGTCACCGCAATATAATTTAATGGTCTAAAAAAAGACCATACATATAGAATAACACCCCGTATAACAAGGCTTAAAATAATAGCGATAAATAAACAAACTAAAATATTAATAAAAGTCATAATTCAATTGACCTAGAGTATTTTTCTCTCTTTGGCTGCCCTATGTCGAAGAACTCGTTGTATAGAGTAGCTTACTTTGGTAACAACATTATTTTCTTTTGTTGTTTTGGTTCTTAATATTACTACAAATAAATCATCTTTTGAAAAACTAGCCTCATTTTTGTTTATTAATTCAACAAAAGATTCATCATTCATTAAAGCCGATACTTGTTTGTTATCAGGTAAAATAATACTCCATCCATTTTTAGAATAAAAATTAACTTTCGAAAAATATATATTTACCTCTTCATCATCAACATCTTCCACTTTCATAATTGGTAATGTTTTTTTATAACTTATAGCTTTCTGCTGATTAATTTCCAAAATATTAGAGGAACCACTATTGATCTTGAAAGTAGCCTCTCTATTTTCTTGCATTAATGGCTGATAAACTAATTGATCAATCTCTTTTCTAACAATATGATCTGTTATCAGCTTTGCTACATCTTCAGGACATTCTACAACATCATTTTCGACAAAAAGCTTAGTATTCCCTGATTGTTTATCAAATTCAGCATGAGCTATCATTTTCCCTTTCAATGCTTCAAGTACAGTCCATACTGTTGTAGATGCACTAACCACGATACCTAATGCTTTTAGTGTATTGATAGACAAGCCCGTTGCTTCTAAAAGAATTTCAAAAGAACCTTCTTTATGAGCTTTTACAGAAATTTCTGCGATTTGTTTTTTTTCATTCAATATATCATTAGAATGTTCTAATAAATTGACGAGGGATGTAAGTGTATTACCGAGAGTTCTGGCATCAATTTGATTATCCGAGTATGCGTCACCACCATAAACAATTGAAAATTCTGTTTGATTTGTCATTATTTAATTCCTTACATAAAAATATTTTTTATTCGCTACAATTCTTCTCTTCAACTTCTTTTAATTGCTCTAACCGCCTATTTGCACTCTTTAAAGCTGAGCTTTTTTCAATAACATTACCAACCCCAAAATCACCTAAAAAAGATAAAACGGAACGTCCATCAAATTCACTTTCTTTTTCAACATGCTCTTTAAATCCTTGAACTTTTGCTTTTTCTAGTGCTATTTCACGGCATGTCATGGTATTTTTCTCGTATTGTGTTAACTCACCTTGTCGGCCATAATTTTTAGTGGCACACCCCGATAAACACAACATACACAACAATAAACTTAATTTTTTCATTTTATTTCTGATCCTTAATAATATTAATTTTGGCCGCGTAACTCTCGTCTCTGAATTTCTAATTCCAATTCATAAATTATTTTATTATTTTCTACTAATATTGGATTTAAATATTTTGTACGTGAGTATAGTAATACGAATAAGATTGGGAATAAAAAAAGACAAATGGTGGCTATTACATATAAAATATTATTTGAGAAGGTGGCACTTAATATACCATGTTTTAAAATGGCATTTACATTTAATAGAATAATAAATAATAAAAACAAAGTAATTAATAGAATTGAAGCAGTTGGGATATTCAGATATTTTCGTCTGATTATTTCTCTATTTTCTGCTCTAACATAATAAACTACATCAAACAAGTCTTGCGACGTTAAATTACTTAGATTCAGGTCATTGCCCTTTATTTTAATATAGATATTGTAAATATTGTTAGCAGCAACCTGATCCACCTGCCCATAAAAATTCTGCTCCATATTTTATTTCCTTATTTTTTCTCCTATAAAGTTATAAATATTTTCAGCAGAGACTTGTCCTGAAACTTTACTATTAAATACTTGCTTTGTTCCGCTTTGTTGTGCAGTTCCCGCCGTCAATGCTCCAATCACAGCGGCTTTAATTGCTAATGAAGCAGATCTAAATTTATTTATCAAATCTTGTTCATCAACAGATAAGTTCTGGGCAGATCTAATTCCTGTTATAACATACTGAACATCTAACCCAAAATTGGCTAGTGTAGATAAATATAAAGCATCAGGAAATCTCTCGCCTTTTTCATAATTAAGCTGAGTTAATTTTTTTACATTGGCAATTTCACCCATAGCAACTTGGCTAAGGCCCATGCGCTCACGTTCTTCTTTAAGTCTTAATCCGATATCTTTTTGCATACTTTTTATATTGACAGGTATAAATATTTATACCATAATTTATCCTATAAATTATAAATAAATTATTAATAATGTATAACACAGGAGATAAAAATGTCTAAAGTTCTCACTCCACAACAAGTTAAACAACAGTTTCAACAAGAAGGTAAAACAATCAAATCTTGGGCAATTGAAAATGGTTACCATCCAGTGGTTGTTTACAATGTTTTAAACGGTTTAAGCCGTGCTCATCGCGGTAAAACGCATGATATAGCCGTAAAACTTAGATTAAAACAGGCTTATTAGTTTTAATTGTAACAGTTTTTCATATATAGAAAAACAAAAAAGGATAAAAAACATGATCAGATCACAAATTTCAACATCGGGCACACGTACCTTGAAAGTATTAAAAGCGTTGAAAGGTTATACATTGACTGGATTATCAAATGGTGACATTGCAAAAATGATCAATGAATCGCCAGTTAATGTAACCAGATCATTACAAACATTAATAGAGGAAGGTTTGGTTATCAAACTTGATAATGGTTTATTTGCTCACAGTGTGCAAATGTTACAAATAGCCCAAGCCCATGCAATTCACATCACGAAAATGCAAGACAAAATAACAGAAATTAATCAGAGAATTACAGCTGGAACCAGATAAGGAATATAGCAATGGCAAGACAAGCAAACAAAGCAAAAGAAGAAATTGAAGTACCTGCAATTGATGAGCAAGGAATTAATGATGTAATGAATACCATGACTACGATTCAAAGTGAATATAATGAAGAGCGCGATCTAGTTAATCAGCTTTTAGGGCAAGCCCAAATGGCAGATGCTTTTGGAAAATTTTCCCAAACCGTTTGGGCTTCTAAATTAAATTTTGTTAAAGAAAACAAGCTTTATCGTAATTTAGCAGGCAAGAAAACTCCAAACGGTTTGGAGTTAAAAGGAACTTGGGAAGAATTTTGTTCATTATTAGGAGTTTCTGATGAAAAAGCTAATCAAGATTTAGCAAATCTAAAATCATTTGGTGAAGAAGCTCTTGAATCAATGTCCAAAATGGGCATCGGTTACCGTGAATTACGTCAATACCGCAAACTACCGGAAGACCAAAAAACAGCATTAATTGAAGTGGCAAAATCGGGTGACAAAGAATCATTAGTTGAATTAGCAGAAGAGTTTATCGCTAAAAATAATAAAGAAAAAGAGCAGCTAAAAAAAGAAAACAGTAATTTGCAAGCTGATTATAAAGCCCTGAGCAAACGTAATGCTGATGTAGCGAAAGAAAAGGAAGAATTAGCAATAAAACTAGCACAATTTGAAATGAAAACCGTACCACTAGATGAGCGTTTAGAGCCGTTTAAAAAACAGATAGCAGAAACACAATCACGCATGGATAAGCTATTTGAAGAACAAAGGCAGTATGTAGACATTATGTATAAATTGATGCTCGAAATACTGGAGAATGACCCTGATTACGATCCCGAAAAACCATATTCATTGCCTGAATCAATGCAAATTGCATTATTAACATTGAATGGTTCGGCCGTATTAACTTTAGATCAAGCTCGTTATGTGCATCGTGAACTTTGGAGCAAATTTGATAGCGATATTATGGAAGCTCAACAGCGACAAGAATCTTTAGTAAATGAGAATATCCAAGATTTATATAAATGATATTTCATATCAAGGGAATAAAAAATGGTATCACCTAATATTCGCAACTATTTAAATGAATTAGCAATTAAGCTAGATAACACAGATTTTGGTTCAAGAAGCGCTATTATGAGTGAAGCTCAAGCCTTTTTAGGTATTTCTAAACAAACTATTTACCGACAATTAAAAGAGTTTTGTGGTTGGTCAAGTGATCGGAAATGCAGAGCTGATAAAGGTGATACAAGTGTTTCTGATATTGCTTTAAATGTGGTCGGAGCAATATGTAAAGAGTCAGTGCGTGATAATGGTAAACAAACTATGTTTACAACAACAGCAACAAGTATTGCAAAACAAAATGGTTATGAAATTGGTGTAAGTACTAATCATTTTACTAGGTTATTACGAAACCGCAAAATGAATGTAAAAGCACAACAAGTGGCAAATCCTGTTCAGTCATTACGTGCATTGCATCCTAATCATGTCCACGAAGTAGATCCCTCTCTATGCTTAATTTATTACATGAAAGATAAACAGCATATTATGCGCGACCGTGATTTTTATAAAAATAAGTTAGGAAACTACGCAAAAGTTAAATACAAAGTCTGGCGTTATACTTTGTATGACCGTGCATCAGGCATGATTATACCTTGGTACGTTGAAGCTGCAGGCGAAAACCAACACTCATTATTCCAATTTTTAATGTTTGCTTGGGGTAAGCAAGATGGGCGTTTATTTCATGGTGTACCACAACTGCTTTATTGGGATAAAGGTTCGGCTAATACATCATCAGCAATCAAGAACTTGCTAGACCATTTAGAAGTTAAATATCTAGAACACGAAGCAGGTAATGCAAGGGCTAAAGGTGGCGTTGAAAACGCCAATAATATTATCGAAACACAATTTGAAAGTCGTTTGAAGTTTCAACCAGTTAGCAGTATTGATGAATTAAATCATGCAGCAATGAATTGGGCTGAAGCCTATAATGCCAACAGACTGCCAGGACAAGATACACGTTTGCGTCGTATTGGATTATCAGAACCCGTATCACGTCAATCACTTTGGCAACATATTACGGCAGAGCAATTACGCACATTGCCATCAATAGAAGTTTGTCAGGCATTAATGGCAAGTCGTGAGCAAGAGCGACAAGTGAAAGCTGATTTAACCATTAGTTTCAAACATCCGCAAGCTGATAGTTCGCTTATTTATAGTTTAAAAGGTTTAGATGGTATTGCTGTTAAAGATAAAGTCAGTGTGCGTTCATTAGTTTACGGTGATTGTGCTATTCAAATTGAAGTCCCCCGTTATGACGGTGAAGCACTGATTTATCGTGTTGAGCCAGACCGCAATTTTGATAAGTTTGGACAACGTTTAGATGCACCTGTGATTGGTGAGGAATATAAATCTAAAGGTGATACAGAAATTGAACAAGCAGCGAAAGCGATGGATCAAGTGGCATACCCAAACATGACAGAGGATGAAATCAAAAAAGCGAAGCAAAAACAAGTTGCGCCGTTCGGCGGTCAGCTCAATACACTCAGTTATCTAGATGATATTAATCATCCTGCTTACTTTGAACAAAAAGGCAATGAAATTGAAACACCGGAACATTTAAAGCCTGCTACCACAACATTAACGCTAACCGCAGCTTTAATGCGTATTACTCGTTCAATCGGTCGCAGATTAACAACTGATGAAAATAAGTGGCTATCCGCTCGTTATCAAGATGGTGTTCCCGAAGATTCGTTAGATTCACTAATTCGTACATTTACAACACCTGTTGCAGTCGGTGACGGTACGACAGGGTTTAGGAGTGTTAAATAATGCTGAAATTAAAAAGCGTAATGACGCAATTCAATATCAAACAAGCACAACTCGCTAAGCATATTGATTATAAAGGCAATTCAATCAGCCAAGCAGTAATTAGCCAGCTCGTTAATCACAATATTTGGCCACGCTCTATTAAACGTGAAGAACTAGAGCAGAAAATTGAAAAAGCATTAATAAAATTAGGTTTAAGCAATGATTATTTACTAAATATTTTTGAAGAAGAAACTGACACAGCCGAAATCTTGGCGGACGACGCTGTGCCAGTTGACTCAAATGAAAAACATTCAACAAAGGAGTCAGCCTATATGTTACTACGAAAGCAAACTATAAATCGAGATGCACGGGCACATTTCCGCATTCCTAGGGATCCATTTACGGATGAAATGACACAGGATGCTGATGTTTATCTTTCTGATGATATTCGTTATGTACGTGCAGCAATGCGTCAAACGGCAAAGCATGGCGGAATGCTAGCGGTAATTGGCGAATCAGGAAGTGGTAAATCAACATTGCGCCATGATTTAATTGATTGGATCAACATTAATCATGAACCTATTACCGTTATAGAACCCTATGTACTCGGTTTAGAAGATAACGAGGTTAAAGGCAAATCGTTAAAAAGTATGGATATTAGTGGTGCAATCATCAATGCAATTGATCCACAAGCAAAACCAAAACGCAGTGCTGAAGCACGAGCAAGGCAAATGCATACTTTACTTAAAAATAGCGCATTATCAGGTCGTAAACATTTAATGATTATTGAAGAAGCGCATGGTTTATCAATTCATACGCTTAAGCATTTAAAACGCTTTTATGAGCTACAAGAAGGCTTTAAAAAACTGCTATCAATTATTTTAATTGGCCAAACAGAATTACAAACAAAACTATCAGAATACAACCCTGAAGTTCGTGAAGTGGTTCAGCGTTGTGAAGTTGTGAACTTAAAACCACTTGATTTTAAAGTTGAAGAATATATCAAGCATAAATTTTCACGTGTTGATATGGACTATACAACGTTATTTGATTCGTCTGCATTTAACGAAATCATTAACCGATTAAGAGTTGCATCAACTCGACGTGGTGAAAAGCAAGTGCGTTCATTATGTTATCCACTAGCTGTTAACAATTTGTTATCAAACGCATTAAATCTAGCAGCACGTATAGGTGCCCCGAGAGTTACAGGTGAAGTGATTGTTGAATGTATCAAAGATCGGGGAGATATGTAATGAAAAATAACCACGTAATCAATAATGGAATAAATGCTGTTAATAAAGCAATCAATGCATTATCAAATGAAGAGTTGACAGTTATTGGTTTTTATCATGATTCACTTTCAAGACCGACGGTTGAAATTGAACACCACCCAAAATGCAATAAATATATAGCCGCAGGGCAAGCGACATACTATCGACATGAAGGTTATTATCGGTTTGGTCAATTTGAATTAGCTGGTTGTCGTATTGTATGGAAAGAACGCGATATTAGTCGTTTACATTAAGGATTATTAAAATGATAAAAACTAAAAAACGTATTAAAGCTACCGCATCAATCTATGTTGTGCAAACTAAAGAACAAGCGTCAGAAGCAATAAAATATTTAGGCGATATACAGCGTGAATTAACCCGATTAGAAACCGAAATGAACGACAAAATTGCTGATATAACTGGAAGCTATTCATCTAGTATTGAAGCATTAAAAAAGAAGTCGACAGAAATTCAAAAAGGTATCCAAATTTGGTGCGAAGCAAACCGTGATGAATTAACCAACAATGGTAAAGTTAAATCAGCCAATTTAGTTACTGGTGAAGTGCAATGGCGCAATCGCCCCCCATCGTGTGTTATTCGTGGTTTAGAAACGGTTATAGAAACCCTGAAAAAGCTAAAACTGGAACGATTTATTCGTACAAAAGAAGAAGTTAATAAAGAAGCTATTTTAAACGAACCAAACGTTGTCGCTCATGTGCCAGGTATTACCATTAAAAAAGATGTAGAGGATTTTGCGATAATCCCATTTGAACAGGAGGTTATCTAAGCATGCAAACACAAGATTATTATATTTTGCATCAATTTATATTAAGCCAGACAGCTAATTTTATAGTTCACTGTAAAGAGTATGGTTTATCTGAATTTGAAGCTGATCGCATCATCGACGAGCTAGAGGAATTAGCAAATGGCTAAATTCTCTAGCCCAAAACGTTATATGCCCGACCATTATATTTCAATCAGTCATGAACATTCATTTATGCGTGAAGTAACTGGTCAGGGCTATGTTGATGGAAAGCTGTACGATGAACTTTATGCTGAATATATAAAATTAAAATCAGCTAAAACATTAAAACAGCGTTTTGTTAGTTTTTTTAAGGTATTTTTATGAAAAATAATAATGAAAAGTATATTGAAAAAATCAAAAAACTTTTAGCTTTAGCAAAATCAACAAATCCCAACGAAGCTGCTATTGCAATGAATCAAGCCATCAAATTGATGGTAAAACATAATATTAGTAATAAAGATGTGGAATTATCTAAAATTGAGGAACATGTGTCAAAACATGCCCCTTCAAATGCAGAAAAACCACCAAGATATTTTTCAATATTAGTAAGTATCATTTCAAGCGCATTTGGTGTTCGAACTTACTTTACTTGGGAAAACAGTAAAAGAAAGGTTTCATTTTATGGACTTAGGGAACGACCACAATTAGCAGCTTATACCTTTGACGTTTTAAGTGTTCAATTAGTTAAAGCTCGAAAAGAATTCTTATCGCAACAAAATGGTAATTGTAAAAAAACCACTAAAGTCAACCGAGCTGATGCGTTCTGTGTTGGCTGGGTTAATGGTGTTTATCAATTAATTGAAGATTTTGCAATGACTGATGAGGAACTAAATCTATTAGCTGAATATAGAAAGACCAAAGATTTATCACCAGCTAAGGTTAGAGATTCTAAAAAGTGTAATGGTTCGGACTCTTCACAATTTATTGGTTACTTACAAGGTAAAACCGCTCAATTGAATCATGGTGTATCAAGTTCAGGTTATTCTCCATCATTAATAGGGATTAAATAGATGAAATCTAAATACATCAAGCTGATTCATATTGCAAAATCTCAACTTAATCTGGATGACGATACCTATCGTTATCTATTACTGACTATAACTAAAAAAACTAGTACCAAGGATATGACAGTTTGGGAACTGGAAAAAATCCTAAATAACCTTAAAGCAAAAGGCTTTAAAGTTAAATCATCAAAAAAAACGGGGAAGATAACTGCTACAGAACCAGTTCATAAAAAAATACGCTCATTATGGCTAGAACTAGCTGATGCAGGTGAAGTAAAAAACCGCTCCGAAAAAGCTATCAATTCTTATGTAAAACGTATTACTGGTGTTGAAGTGATGAATTGGCTTACTCAAAAACAAGCAATGGTTGTAATTGAAAGCCTAAAAAGTTGGCAATCACGCATATAAAGGAAGAAGCATGAAATTAACACGTTGCCCAATTTGTCATAATGAAATTAATTTAGAAGCATTGGTAGAGGATGATTCTGGCAGGGAACTACTTATATTAGTAAGTAATTTAAACTATGGTTGTGCTAAACCAATGATTGCCTATATTGGTTTATTTCGTACTCAAAAATCAAATTTAAGTAACTCACGAGCAGTAAATTTAATAAATGAGGTACTACAACTTTTTCAACCAAGTAGACATCTAGCACACGCATTAAGAGAAACCGTTAACAATATTCACGCAAAACGTGCATTGGGTGAATACAAACCGTTTAAAAATCATAATTATCTAAAGTCAGTTTATAATTCTACTAAACATTTATTTGCGTACGTTGAACATAAAGGAGAAGACAAACCCGCTCGTAGCAGTAATGAAGAGTATTTTGAACAGATGTATAGAGCCGGTATCGATTTTAATAAATTAGAAAAAAATATACCTGGTGCACTAGATTGGTATAAGAAGAAAACAGGAGCGTAAATTATGACTAAGTCTGCAATGTCTATTAAACGTCATGAATTACTAACACATGTATCATTATCTGTAGCTAACGATGCGATGGATTACGGTTTACCTGAAGATATTGCAGCACAGTTAGGTGATAGCATTGCAAATACAATTTCAGAACTATTTGGAGGTCAAAACTTCACTTTTCCGCGTGATTATATCTTCAAACTTAACCAACGTGACTTGCAAATCTATGATGCATTTAAAGGTAATAACTATGCAGAACTAAGCCAAAAATATAATATGACTGAACGTGGTATCAGGAAAGTAATTGACAGAGTTCATAAACGAATGATAAAAGAAAAGCAACCAACACTGTTTGATTTTAATGACGCCTAATTAATTTTAGAGCAAAATTTTTTAGGCAATTTTTTATTTCATATTTTGTAACACTTTTTCAAAAAACAATTTCATTATTTCCCCTTTTATTTTGTTATATCCCATTTATCTCATCATTCTGTTATTATTTATCATGTTCTATTTCAAATAGGCTAAAGACTCGATTACATTTAACCTTATATGTGCCAATGACATAAAACGAATATATTTAAATGATGTAATCCATTATTCCCGGGGATGATTTTATGAAAGGATATATTATAAATACTACCAAGAATACATATGGTTGGGTTATTTATGAAAATGATATTTCGACAGATTTTTTAGAGTTTTTAAAAGGACGATTTTTCCCTGAAAAAGAATTACCATTGTTTTTTAGTATCCCTAAAAAATCTAATTTAAATAAAGTTAAATCTGCCTTAATATTAGAATCATCAGGTCCTAAACTTGTAAATAAACTTTTAAAAGAAGTCTTAGAAGCCAATACAAATACTCTTCAGTTTTTTGATGTGGAGCTATATTGTGAAAATGAAAAGATAGAAGGTTTTTTTGCATTAAATGTCCCGAATAAAACACCTTGTGTAGATATTGAAAAAAGCGAGTACAGCATTATGAATTTTGATGTCAATAATCCAAAATATATGTTTTATTATATGAAATTAAAAGATAATATTTTTACGAAAGAATCAAACATTGATGTTACTCTTTGTAAAGAGTCGCCTCGTATAATAGTCGTAAGTGAAAGAATAAAAAAAGCATTATTTAATGCCAATTTGAAAGGATTACAATTTAGTGATAGCATTGACATTACTCCACAAGAACGAACAATTTACGAGAAAATATAA